TATATAAAATATTAATATATTTGTAAAAACTAAACAGATATATTATGTCAGATGAAATTAAATGTGCATGTGGAAAAACTCAAAACCCTGATGGTTTTTGTGATGGCTCTCATAAATGCAATAATGAAGAACAAGTAACATTTAAAGAAACAAAGATATATTCTTTTGGAGATGTCTTAGTAGGATTAAATACTGAAGAATTACCAGAAGGTGTTGAATTAGAAGTAAAACAAAAATTTTCTGAAATTACAGAAATTTTAAAAAATACTTATACAATGTCAACACAATCCCCAGTTAAAAGTTTATTGTTTGATCATGCAGTAGGAGAAATACTAAATGCTCAAATGTCTGTTGTTAAATTATTAAAACTATAAATATGACACCGTTTAAAACATTAAGAGGAAGAAGAATACTTATTGAAGTACCTGTTAAAAAAGAAACAGCAATTAAATTATCTGAAAAAGATACTGATGCTTTAATGTATGAAGCAATGAAGCAATGGAATAGACTTACTATTTATGCTATAGGAGATAAAGTAGAAGATGTAAAAGTAGGAGATGTGGTATATATTGCAGTTGGTCAGCTAGAACATGCAGAAAAAGTTGACATTGATGGCAGTGTTAAACTAATGTTGAATGAAATGGACATAGCAATAATCTGGTAAACATGGCAAATATAACTCAAGAAGGAAATGATTTAAATTACTATACAAATAAAAGTAATGAATTAAACATTCCAATAAAAAAAACTATTGCTGTTGATTATAAAAATAAACCTTTAGATACTACTGGTTTAAGACCCGATTATTATGGCGGTCAATATAATGTTTATGAAGTATTTAAAGTACTAGAAGCTTGGGAATTAGATAAAGATTTCTATTTGGGAAACGTCATTAAGTATCTCTCTAGATCAGGAAAAAAAACTATAAACAAAAAACAAGATTTACAAAAAGCATTAGTATATTTACAACGTAGAATTGACACCTTATGAATTATTTAATAATGTTATTTATTTTAAGCATAGCAAGTTTGTTATGGATTATAGGAAACTCTTTTAGAGGACCTATATACAATAGTGTTAAAGATGCATATGAACTAGATCCTGAAGGTGAGATTACTGGTTCATATTTTATTGTAGCAGCACTTCTCTTAATTTTCTTTGCTGGATCTTTTCTATAATTTTTTTGTTTTTATTAATAAATTTTTGTATATTATATATATATTATTAATACTTAAAAAACAAAAAAATGGATATCTTAAATTTTATAAGCTGGATTAAAGCTGGTAATTACCGAGCAACACTACCAACAGATGTAACAAACCTTTTAGCTGTTGGAGCTAAAGACCCAAGTAGAGATGATGGTTATTTATCATTAGCTGTTAATGCAGCACCTTTACAATCATTGTATGATACAGCTAATGTAACTCAGATAACTTCAATAACTACTGCTGTTACAGTTAATGCCTTAAATGGTATTATTACTACTGTATCTTCTACTCTTGCGGCTAATCTTAAAACTTTTTTTACAGTAACCAACCCAAATGTTCTTGCTGGATCTAAGATTTTAGTATCTGTTCAATATGATGAAGCAGCAACTGGTATTCCTGTAGTAGGAGTATCTGATATTGCAGCAGGATCTTTTAAAGTAGTTCTTAGTAATGGTGGTTCAGCTGCATTAAATAATGTAGTTAAGGTTCATTACCTTATTATAGCATAATAAATACTAATAAAAAAACTATGTCAGTAGGAGATTTAAAAACAGATGGTTTAAAAGGAAATAACTTTCCTTGGCAATTAAGAATGCTAAAAGGTTTACAAGGTATTATTAATGCTATTATTGCAATTCCTCCAACTCCAGCATTATCCAAAATTCCTGTAATAGAAAGAATAAGTGGAACAACACTTTCAATCAATGTTGGAATACAATCTATATCTATAGCATGTCCTGTTACTAGCATTACTAATATAAATGTTAGTACTAATAATGGTTTAAGTTTTGTATTCATGACTCCTGGAGAAACTGTTTATTTTGATGCAGGAACATTAAATAATTATTTTGATAATTTTTTATTTCAAATTGATACTACTGCTGGAGGTGAAGCATTAATTACATATATTATATAACTTATAATGTCTACACGAATAGAAATAAAAAAAAAGTGTGCTACATCAATTAATTTATTAATACAAAATTGTTGTGATCCATTAATACAAGAAATTATTCCTTTTAATACTCCTGGGTTACCTCCTATTGGAGCATTTTCTGATACTGAAGGAAACTGTTGGACATTATTAGGTACAACAAAAGATGAGGTTAATTCACTAAGAAAAGTTAATGGTCAATACGGAAGTTGTGTTACATGTCTAGATGAAAATATATGTCCTGAAAATTTAATAGTAGTTTCATGTTGTGCAACATTTGATACAATATTCAGTGGTTCTTTACCTGGTATAGGAGTAGGAGATACTTTTTCAGATAATTTTGGATTTTGTTGGAATGTAGCAGGTACAACTCCAGCACCTATAAATGGTGTAGTTTCAGTTGCTTCAAGTTATCCAGCAGAAGATTGTACAACATGTTTAGGAGATAATATATGTCCTGATATTTATGGTATACGTTCTTGTTGTAAAAGTAATTGTGATCCATTTATTAAATTTGAGCTATTTACTACTTTAGACCAATTAGGAGGAGGTGTTCCTGGAGAAATATTTTTAGACACATTTGGATTTTGTTGGGAAATTGGTTCTTTTCCAATTGCTGGTTTTACTTTATTAACAGGTTCATTTATACAGTATGATTCTCCATATGTTGATTGTGAAGCTTGTGTTGAAAATAATAATGCTTGTAACAATGTTGTATATTATACAATACAAAACTGTATAACACAAGAAATTGCAATAGTACAAGGTCCATTTGGTATTTCAGTTGGTAATTCTTTATTATTGAATTTTACTACAGATCTTACTCCACAATGCTGGGAAATTATTAGTTGGGATAATACTTCTTTACCAACAAAAATTATAAGAGAAATTTTTGATTGTTTTATAAATTGTATACAGTGTAAACAGGATTAATAATATGAAATACTTAATTATATTACTTCTTTTATTATCATCTTGCTCTCTTGAAAAAAGACTTGCAAAATATTGTCCACTATGTGTACAAAAAGATAGTACTATAACAGTAATACAAATCAAAGATACTACAATTGTGATACCTGGAGAAACTATAACTTTAATTGATACTTTATACTGTGACTCTTTAGGTAATGTTGTATCTAAATTAAAAGAAGAACTAAGAGACAAAGATGGTACTTTAGTTAGTGTACAAACTAAGATTAAAGATAATGTATATTATACAAAAGCTAAAGTACACACAATCTATAAAACAATTAAAGGTAATGATATCTATCATACCAAAGTTATTACCAAAACTTTAAAACCAGAAAAAATTAAATACATTCCATGGTGGGTAAATTTCTTTGCTGTACTAGGGGTAATACTATTTCTTATACTACTTGTATACTTTGGATATAAGTTGATTAAACTTTATTTATTATGAAAACACAACTATCACTACTACTAATATCTATACAATCAGAACTTTTGACTTTAATATCTATTTGCCTTGCATTCTTTTTACCTATATCAGGAATACTCTTGATGATTGGAGTATTAATAGCTATTGATACTTTTACTGGTATTTGGAAAGCTAAAAAATTAAAAGAAAAAATAAGTAGTAGAAAGCTCTCAAGTATTATAAGCAAGTTAGCACTTTATGAGGTAACTGTTATTATGTTTTTTCTTATAGACAAATTTGTACTAAATGATATCATACTAACATTTTTTAGTGTACCATTTATGCTTACTAAAATAGTAGCATTGATTCTAGCTAGTATAGAGGTAATGTCTATTAATGAGAATTACAAAGTAGTAAAAGGTATAGACCTATGGCAATCAATGAAGTTACTTTTTGCAAGAGCTAAGGATATTAATGATGACATTAAAAAGATAAAAAAATGATATACACTAGAGAACAAATAGCTGCAGCTGTAAAAGCTAAAGGTTATGCATATTTTGCAGGTGCTAAAGACTATGATGTTAATATTATAGGAGTAAGAAACTCTGATACAGGTAAAACAGTTACTAATTTATTTGATGACAAATTAACTATATCTTATAGAGTAGATGGTCAATGGTTTTATCATGAGTGGGATGCTACTACTGAGCCAGGTAAAAAAGGAGTTACACAATATCACAATGCAAATGGTGTAGCTAGATTAGTACCTAATCAATATAGAGGAGTCTATGCTGTATCTATGCATCAGGG